AAAACATAATCGGAGCTGTTAATATTTTTGATATTGGTGATTATATTGCCACTAATAATATCTTTAACATTAGATATCAAATTGCTCTTAACGATCTTTATACGCTAACGTATCAATCAATGGTGCCATATTATATGGCATTCCAACAGCTTCAACTTCTTGAACAGCTCTTAGTGGGTAAGCAACCTATTAGATATAATAGAAACACTAATAGGCTTTTCATTGACGTCAACTGGGATAAAGTTACTGCAGGCCAATATCTTGTAGTAGAAGCATATCAGGTAGTTGATCCTGAAGTTTATCAAGATGTGTGGAACGATCGCTGGCTTCAGAGATATGCTACTGCATTAATTAAAAGACAATGGGGCACCAATCTTACTAAATTTATTGGTCTCCAGCTTCCAGGCGGCGTACAGTTTAATGGGGAAAAGATCTTTAATGATGCAGAGCAAGAAATAGCAAAATATGAAGAAGAAATGATTAGTAGCTATAGTCTTCCTGTGACAGATATGATTGGTTAAACTATGGCTACCAATTTCTTTTTTAATAATTTTTCATCTTCAGGTGAACAAACTTTAATAGAAAATTTAATTATAGAATCTATTAAAATTCATGGAGTTGATAATTATTATATTCCACGTAAAATTATTAATAGAGATAGTACTTTCAGAGAACAGGAGTTTTCAGAATATGGTAGCGCTATTGGTATTGAGATGTATGTCAAGTCCGTGGATGGTTTCGAAGGAGAAGGAGAATTCCTATCCAGCTTCGGCGTCGAAGTAAGAGATCAAGTTACGTTTTCAGTAGCTATTAGAGTATTTGAACAAGAAGTTGGAGCTGTTCTTAAGAGAGATAGGCCAGTTGAATCTGACTTAATTTATTTTCCTTTTACAAAAGCATTATATACTATCAAATACGTTAACAGAAAGCCAATCTTCTATCAACTTGGCGCTCTTCAGATGTATGATCTAGTATGTGAATTGTTTGAATATTCTAACGAAATATTCAATACCGGTATTGATGAAATTGATAGTACTTATAATGCTTTCTTAACTACCACAGATCCGTTTATTCTTACGACAGAAACCGGGGTTACATTATTTGCCGAAGACGGTACAGCAATTATTAAAGAAGAATATAATATTGATGAGCTTGACATGTCTTCACAAAATGAATTCTTTGAATCAGAAGGTATTGATTTCTTAGATTTCACTGAAAGAGATCCTTTCAGTGAAGGTGATAGGAGAGCCTAATGATTAATGGAACACCGTTTTATAATTCTTTGTTTAAGAAGTATGTAGTCATTTTCGGCACACTTTTTAATAATATTAAGATTGAAAGAAGAAACTCATCTGGCGGGCTTGAACAGACTTTTAAAGTTCCTATTGCTTACGGTCCCCGTGAAAAATTTCTAGCTCGTATAGAAGAAAACCCTGATGCTAACTCATTAACTGCCATTAAACTGCCTAGAATGGCATTTCAGATTGATAGCATTAGATATGCTCCAAATAGAAAGCTTCAAACTACTAATAAGATTCTTTCTAAGAAAAATCTTAATGGTGTAAACGTATATGATAAAGTTTATAATCCTGTCCCTTATGATATAGGATTTAAACTTGAAATTATGGCAAAGACTATGGAAGATGGTCTTAGAATAGTAGAACAAATTCTTCCATACTTCACACCTGAGTGGACTGTAAGTGCTAAACTTTTAGGTAATGATTTTGATAATGTAACAGATATTCCTTTAATTTTAGACGATGTTCGTATAGAAGACACTTATGCTGCTGACTTTATTGCAAGAAGAGTTCTTGTATTTACTTTAACATTTACTATGAAGAGCTACTTCTACGGACCAGTTACTGAGAGCAAAATTATTAAACTTGCTACAGTTAATCTTTATGCCGACACTACTGCTAATTCTGGTATAGTTACTACAGCAGTAAGACCTGGTTTAACAGCTGATGGTGAACCTACTTCTAATGTAGCACTATCAGTAGCACTATCACAGATTGACGAAGACGATAATTATGGGTTTATTATAACCACTGTGGATAATAACAATGGCTAAAGATGTTATTTCAAGCTCTTTAGGTGTCGAACCTATAATTTACGACGATAAGCAAGAAGTAATTTCACCTCCAAAATATGGTGATGACTATGATTATGCTCGTCAAAATCTCTATGATGTTATTGAAAAGGGCAATGTAGCTCTAGAAGATATCATTGATATTGCTAAACAATCAGAATCAGCAAGAGCATATGAAGTGGCTACTACACTTATCAAAACTATGGTAGAAGCTAATAAAGATCTTTTAGCACTAGCTAAAGCTAAAAAAGAATTAGATAGAAATGAAACAGTTCAAGAAAATAACAAGACAGTAAATAATAACTTATTTGTTGGTTCATCAGCTGAACTTTTAAAAATGTTAAAAGATAAATCAAATGGCTGAGATCTATCTAGGTAATAAAAATCTTAAAAATAAAGACGTAAGGATAGAATATTCTAAAGAGCATATTGAAGAATATATTAAATGCTCTCAAGATGTAGAATATTTTTGTGAGAATTACGTAAAGATTGTTAGTATTGATAAGGGTCTAGTCCAGTTTAGACCATACGAGTACCAAAAGAAAATGTTTAAGGTATTCGACGAAAATAGATTTACTATTTGCAAAATGCCAAGACAGGTAGGTAAAACTACAGGTGTTGTTGGTTATCTTTTACACAAGATTCTTTTTAATGAAAATTATAATGTTGCAGTTCTTGCTAACAAAGAAAGGCAGGCAAGAGAAATACTTGCACGTATACAACTTGCATACGAATGGCTGCCCAAATGGTTACAGCAAGGAGTAGTGGAATGGAACAAAGGTAACATAGAACTCGAAAATGGTTCCAAGTTACTTGCATCTTCTACTTCCTCTTCTGCTATTCGCGGTCAATCTTATAACTTAATTTATCTAGATGAGTTTGCTTTCGTACCTAGAAATATTCAGGATCAGTTCTTTGCTTCAGTATTCCCTACTATTTCATCTGGTCAAAGTTCAAAACTTCTAATTACTTCTACTCCTAATGGAATGAATCTTTTCTATAAGATATGGGTTGATTCAGAGAATGGTCATAATAATTACGCTAGAGTAGACGTTCATTGGTCTGACGTACCTGGTAGAGACGAGAAGTGGAAACTAGAAACTATTCGTAACACTTCAGAAGATCAGTTTAGACAAGAATTTGAATGCGAGTTTTTAGGATCTACTAACACACTTATTCACCCTGCCATTCTATCAAAGTTAGTGTACAATAAACCTCAAACTATAAGTGCAGGTGTTAGAGTATATAAAGAACCTATTGAAGATCACGTTTATTGTATAACAGTAGATGTCTCTGAAGGCCTTGGACTTGATAGTTCAGCCTTCGTAGTAATAGACTGTACCAGTATTCCATATGAAGTAGTAGCAACATATGCTGATTCTAATATTTCTCAGCTTTTATATCCTTCACTTTTACAGAACGTAGCTAGACACTATAATAATGCAGCTGTATTAGTTGAAGTTAATATAGGATCACAAGTAGTTAATATCCTACATCAAGATCTAGAATATGAAAATGTGGTAATGACTAAGCAAAACGGCCGTAAAGGTACTAGTGTAGGAGCTGATGCAAGAGCATCTAGATTAGGTATAAAAACTACTTCTGTTACTAAGAGAATAGGTTGTGCAAACCTTAAATCTATCGTAGAAAGCAACAAAATAATACTGAATGATTTCAATATAATTCAAGAATTATCTACATATGTAGTAGATAAGACAACTTATAACGCAGAAGATGGGTATCACGATGACCTTGTAATGTGCTTAGTGTTGTTTGCCTGGTTAATTAATCAAAATTATTTTAAAGACGTTTCAAATACAGATGTTCGTAAAAAAATAATGGAAGACCTAGAAAATGACTTCACTCCCTTTGGATTTATTGATGATGGGATTGAAGAAGATATGAATGGCAAGGTAATGTCGGATGATGCCTTCGAAAGATTTCTTCTAAACTAAGATTTTATAAATAATCATACCGGATTTGAATGTTTTATTATAAAGGAGAAACCTATGCCATTTCAAGTAAGCCCTGGTGTTAACGTATCAGAGATTGATTTAACAACCATTGTGCCTGCAGTTTCCACCACAGAAGGTGCTATTGCTGGTGTATTTAGATGGGGCCCTGTTGAGGAGAGAGTACTTATTTCTTCTGAAGAGG